TGGACAAACATCTGGTTTTAATCCATCATATACATATATTAACAACATATTTGATAACGTTTTTCGCAAATTAAAGTTTTTAGATGAAGTTAATGACTTTCCATCTATTTTTATTAGCGCTGGTACCGAAATTAGAGATTTTAATTCTAAAAGTTTGACGGTAGCAACATTAGACGTTACCATAAGAGCATACGTATTTGGAGAAGATAATTCTCAAAACCTCTCTGATGATCTTGTTCAAGATATAGAACATGTTATCTATTCATTAGGGGATAATCCTGATAAAGGGATATTAGATATAACAATAGATAATATTTCTACCGATGAAGGATTAGCCACTCCCTACGGCATTGCAGAGGTAGAACTAACAATTGTCTATAGAATAGACGGATAAGGAGAAAAGGGATGGCATCTCTTAATTTACAAAGAAATTCAGAGGTTTTCTTGTCTACTGTTGATTTAATTAACGGTGCTGCAGTTACTGCTATGACTCCTGAAAACACTTGGAAACTTGAAGTGTTAGCAGGTTTTGCTGTAACATCATCAGCTGCTACACAGGATATTACAAACCTTGAAACAGGAACAACACCTGATCGTTCACAGCAGCGTTTTAATACAGCTATTAACCCCGTTGACTGGAATCTTCAGGTTTACTTACGTCCAACTGGTGTTGAGACTGGTGCAGCCGCTGATGGAACTACTGCAGCTACACATCAAACAGGCAACGTTAAACCAGTTGCTGACTGGTTCATGTGGCAGTCAATGGTATCTAATACAAAAGTTGCTGATGGCTCTACAGAACAATCTGTTTGGGTCTCTGGAGGCAAGCTTCAAACTACTAACGTAGCTGCTGGAACAGGATCACACCCTACACGATCAAACTTTGCTACAGCTGTTGAAAATCACTTATATTTTAAACTTGATAATGTAATTTATCAGGTCTCTAATGCTACTATTAATCAGGCTACTGTTGACGCAGGTATTGAAGAAATCGCAACCACAACTTGGACTGGTTTTGGTACAACTCTAAAAGAACTTACAAGCACACAGCGTAATAATGCTGTATCAGTATTTGGTGGAGTTAAAAACGATGGTTCATCAGTAACAGCTAACTCAAATGCTTCAGAACACTCAGTAACAGCCCACTACCACCCATATAATCAAATGAACGTCGCTGGCTCAATTGGAACAAACTCATTTATTAAAAATCGTTTGAGTGCTATTGAATTCCATCACAAGCCGAGCGCTGGTGGATCAGATGTTAAGTACACATTCCCAGTTACAGCTCTAAGCTTTGACTATAACAACAATATTACCTACTTAACACCAGAAGAACTTGCTAACCTTAACGAGCCGATTGGTCAGTTTACTGGCACACGTGCTGTTACAGGTTCTGCAACTATGTATCTTCGTGCTGGAGACACTGAATCAGCTCAATTTTTAAGAAATATTCAGAACGACTCACGCACAGCGTCAGCACAAACTTCAAATGCTAACCTTATTATAGGTGGAGCAACTGCTCCATATGTTGCTTTCCAAATGGACGCAGTGCAGTTTGAATTTCCAGCGTTAGCAGTTGAAGATGTGATTTCAATGTCAGTCAACTTTGTTGGTCAAGAAACTACTGCCAATAAGGGTGGAGGCGGAGAAATGACAATGTTCGCTAAGAAGTCTTAATAATTAAGTGTTTCTGAGGGGGAACACTAACACTTTTTAACCAGAAGAGTGCCCATCACTTGCAAATCAAGGTTCCCCCTCACCTTTGAGAAGCAGATATGTGATGGGCACTCGCATTTTATGAGGGGAAATCATGAGTAAAATTAAAAATCTTGTTGCTAAAGAAACTACTACCTGGGTAGAGTTCCCAGATATTGATGGTTTTGAAGTTAATCTTCGTTATCTAACACGTGAAGATTTAATGAAAATTCGCAACGCATCTCTTACCTATAAGTTTAATAAAAGAACTCGTCAACGTGAAGAAGAAGTTGATAACGAAAAGTTTTTAGAGCATTATGCAGGAAAAGCTATCGTCGGGTGGAAAGGCCTAAAGGCAAAGCATCTTCCGGTTCTTCTCCCTGTTGATATTTCTTCAATGGACGCTGATGATAATATCGATTACAGTGAAGAGGAAGCTGTAGAATTATTGAAATCTTCAACAATCTTTGATCAGTTCATCACAGATGCAATGAATGATTTTGAACAATTCTCAAAACAAAAAGCTGAGGACGACGCAAAAAACTAACTGACTACCTCCGCAATTCATTATTTGGCGGAGGTATGAATGCAGATCAATACTTTGAAATGTGTGAGCAAATGGGTTGGGAACCAAAAGAAGAAGAAATACCAATTGATCCTTCTACCCTATCTATGGAAGCTCAACAAGCTTTGTTAGTTTTAAATGCTCTACCTGATAAGTGGGAAGGTATGAGTGGTACTTGGATGGGTAAAGATTATGCAGGTTTAGAGGCAATCTTTAACATTTATGAGATAGAAGACCGTCGAGCTGTATTTGAACTTTTACGTGCTGGTGAATCAGAAATGAGCAGTTACTATGCTCAAAAACGTAAAGAACAAGAATCGCTTTCCAAGGCACAGAGAGGAAGATAATTGTCTAAAAGTACGATTGCTACTTTAAAAGGTGAATCAAAAGGTTTTGACAAGGTTCGTAAGGATCTTGATCGCACCAGTGATTCTACACAACAACTTGATCGTAGAACTACTAGATTAGGTCAATCATCTGCGAGCTCTGCTCGTTCTTTTTCCTCTCAAGCATCTGGACTAGGTGGATTAGTTGGTGTTTATGCAGCTGCTGCTGCAAACGTATTTGCTATTACAGCTGCGTTTGATGCATTAGGCCGAGCTGCTCAGGCTGAACAAATTGTTCGCGGTACTAAAATATTAGCACTAGAAATCGGACAAAACGGTACAACAATATTAGAGACAGTTCAAAAAATAACACAATCTCAGCTAACTCTCGCTGAATCTGCCCAAAATATTAACATTGCTTTATCTGCTGGTTTTAACACTGAGCAGATTGAAGCTCTGTCTGAGGTTTCTTTGAAAGCTTCCAGAGCGTTAGGCCGTAACTTAACTGATGCCTTCCAGAGAGTGGTTCGTGGTGCTGCAAAACTTGAACCCGAACTGTTAGACGAACTTGGTATTTTTACTCGTATTGATCCTGCGGTTGAGGCTTATGCTTCTAAACTAAATATTGCCACCAATTCACTAACTAACTACGAAAAACGTCAAGCATTTGTTAACGCTGTGATCGAAGAAGGTCAAAAGAAGTTTTCTACTATTGATACTACTGTCGATAATTCACAAAAGAAGTTTGAACAACTTCGTGTTCAATTAACTGAACTTGCTTTAGAGTTTGGTCAATTAATTGCTGGGACTCTTGGTCCAATCGTAGACTTCTTTAAAAACAATATCGGTAATGCGTTGTTGTTATTTGGAGGCATTTTATCTTTAGTATTTGGTAGAGCCTTAAAAGCAATTGGAGGCTTCGCAGTTAATGGTATTTCACAGATAGGTCGTTTCGCTGAGTTTTTAGCAGATAAAGCTAAAATAGCTCAAGGAACATTAGGTAATCTTACAAAAGCTATAAACCAACCGTTACAAGGTGAGGGAGGTGGTTTAACAGGTATTAGAACTGCTCCCTTAAAAGGTCAAGATGTTGATCAAGCTGCTCGATTCAAAGAAGCTATAGAACTACAAAGAAGTGGCCAAGTGGGATCTGTATCAGAACTTAATAAAGTAAATAAAGCTTATAAAGAGCAGCTTAAAATATTAAGTCCAAATACAAAATCATTTAAAAACCTTGAGGCTGCTATTGCACGTAACAACGCTGCACTTGCTACAGCAGGATTTAGAGCTAAGGCATTTATTGCTATTTCTAATTTTTTAGGAATCTCTGTTAGTGGTCTTACAACAGCCTTTTCTGTGTTAGCGGGCGCAATTAATGCATTGTTTTTAGCATTTGCTGTTGTGCAATTAGCTGGAACCTTATTTGACGTTGATTTGCTTGCTGCTATTAAAGGACTATTTGTAGACATGTCTAAACGAGCAGAAGAGTTAAAAGCAGGATTGACTGGAATTACAGCTGCTGTGGGTGGAGCAGGGTTAGTTAATGAGTTGAAAAGGCTAGGAGCTACTGAGGAAGAGTTAGAAAAGCTTGATGATAGAATTAGTGATATTAATGATACAGTAATAAAGTTTACAAAAGGGATAGGTATTAATTCAGTTAACTTAGAAAATTTAGATGAGATTTTAAAGAATTTTGGTGCCACAAGCGGTAATACTAGAGATAAGGTCTTATCACTTGGATTTGAAACTCGTAAACTAGCTGGTCTTCAAGCCATGTTAGCAGCTGAAGAAGCTAATAAAGACAAAGCAGATCTGCAAAGAATTGTTCTTCTTGAGAACTTGATAGAAGCGCAAAAGCGTTTTGGTTCAAGTGCAATAGTAATAGGTGGAATTGCAGATCAGCTGGGGCTGAGTACAGAAAAAACTAGTGGGTTACTTGAAGGTTTTATTACAGTTCTTGATGACAAAACAGTAATTGACTTTGCTGGTGGTATTGACATTACTGATAAATCTTTAAAAGATTTAAGCAAAACTCAAAGTGATATTATAGTTAATTTAACTTTATTAAGTAATTCTTTAGATAGTGCAGAAAAATCATTTGAATCAGGCGCAGCTACAGCTGAAACTCTATCAAAGAAGTTAGGCGGGGCTATTGCAACACTTCAAAAGTTGCGGGATGATGAAAAAGAGCTTGATCCTTTTGGAGAACGTGATTCGGGAGCTGTTAGAGACGCACAAGAAAGAGTAGACATTTTAGAACAACAGGTGAGAACTCTTAAAACACTTGAAACCAATACCCAAGCTTTAGATAAAGTATTTGGTAAGTTTGGCAATACTCTTGATACTGCTTTAGCTCAAGGATTAATTGGTTTTGGGGGTCTTGCAAAAGATGCAAATGATATTGCTCAAAATCAGATTAACTTCTTAAAATCTCAGACAGAGTTTGCTGGAAATGCAGCACAGGCTGAAAAGATTAGACTTGCTTTAGCAACAGAAAACGGAGAACGTAACTCAGAACAAGTGGTACTTGTACAGAATAGAGAAAAAGCTCTTAAAGCTATTTTAGGACTATCAATTGACTTAGCTCAAAATATAGAAAAAGAAACTAAGGCTCGTCAAAAAACTCTTGATACTTTAGCTTCTCAATTAGTAATTCTACGGCTTCAACGAAGACTTCAAAATCAACAAGCTGATCTTAAACTTTTAAAGGAACAACAAAAAACCCTAGAACAAGTTGGAAAGATCAGGATCGATACAGCAAAAAAAGAGCTTGATGCTACAAAAGAGCTTGATTCTCAGCTTCAAAAACGTTTTGAACTTGAACAAAAACTAACTGAGCAAGCTCAGAAGAGACGTGATATTGTTGCACAAACTTCTAACCAACAAAATATAAGAGATTTCCAAAATGCACAAGCTGCCAGACAATCTAACATCACAGCTCAACAGTCAGCTATTAATACTCTTGACGCATTTCCAAATCTACGTTCTGACGAACAGGCAAGACAAGCTCGTGAACAGTTGATACAGCTTGAAAAAGAAAACCAACTTGCAGCACTTAAAGAGCGTGAGCGGATTGCAAAGTTTGAAGCTGCAAATGCCACTATAGCTCTTATGAACCAACGTAAATTGTTACAAGATGAAAATGAAAATAATAGGCGTAGAATAGCTGCACAGCTTGATATCCAAGCTCAACAAGCACAAATTAGACAAAAGGAGCAAGCAGCTGAACTTGTAAAATTACAAAATGACTCTGCTAATCTTGAAAAACAACGTGCAATCATTCAAACTCAACAACAAATCGAGGCTCGTCAGATTGATGCTCGTGAGGCAGAATTTACACGTCAAAACAAACTGGCTGCTGAAAATTTGGAAACCCTCAGAATTCAAGAAAAAACTATTAATGGATTTAGAGATGGTGTAGAAAACTTTGCTAAAAGTGTTGAAGCATTCTTAATTGGAAGAGGATTCTCTCAAGAAGATGCTCAGTCTATGGTAGGACAAGCTCTTGGTAATCTATCATCGGATTTTAAATTATTAGAAGATCTGCAAACAGCAATTGAAACTCTTCAAGGAGACTTAATCTCAGAACAGAGAGGTATAGCTGGCGATAAACAGTCTCAAGCACTTGCTGTTCTTGATGAACAGATTAGTCGCAATGAAACTCTTCTTGAATTGACTGCAAAGCGTCAAGTAATTGAAAATAGACTTGAAATCCTAAAGTCTGCAGCGGCTGTTCAAGAACTTGAAGATACAATCACTCTTAACAATTCTCAAATCTCAACAATTAATCAGCAGATAAAACTTGAAGAAGAAAAACTTCAAACAACTCTTAACGCAATTGACATAGAAAAAGACGCTGTTGTCTCTGCGACAGCTGAAAAACTAAAATCAATTGAGCGTGAACGTGCAGCTACTCTTCGTTTAGTAAATGATCTTGTTGGTGCTTTAAATGATGGAGTTGGAAAAGCTCTTGAAACAATCTTTGATAACATTGCTGAAGGCAAAAAAGTGGGTGAAGGGTTGAGAGATGTGCTGTTTGAGACATTTGAGAATGTTAGAAAAACTATTTTAAAACAGACGCTGATCGAACCAGTTCAAAACTTTATTTCTGAATCAGTTGGTAGCTTCTTTGGTATCGGCAAAAAAGGTGCTGATAATGCTTCTATTGTAACAACTGCTGCTGGAGATGCTCTTTTAGTGAGCTTGGCTTCAGGTGGTATTGATGATCCTTCATCTGGAGTAGGTAAACTTTTAAGTGGCTTAGACGAGGCTAAACAAAAGAGTGGAGAAGTAGCAACAGAGCAAAAAGGATTCTTTGACTCTATCCTTGAAGGTTTTCAAACAGCGGGTACTGGCGTGAAAGACTTTTTTGGATCTATTTTCAGTTCTCTTAGTGGCATGTTTGGAGGTGGCTCTGGTTCAGGCGGAGGCGGTATCTTTAGCATGTTCTCTGGAATGCTTGGTCAAGGCGGATTGAACTTTGGTCAACTGTTTGGTGGACCTTCTAACGCAATGCTTGCTACCGGTGCTGCAACTCACTCAACTGCCTTAGCCATGCAACAAGGTATACCTTTCATACCAGGTTCTGATTTTGGTAGCGCTGGCATGTTTTTAGCATCTGGTGGTTTAGTAAAACGTTATGCTGGAGGTGGCAATGTAATTTCCCAAGACCGTGTTCCAGCCCTCCTACAGCCTGGTGAGTTTGTAATGAAACGTTCAGCTGTTAATGCAATGGGCGCTAACAACATGGCAATGATGAATGCAACTGGTAAATCAAATGGTAACGTGGTGGTAAACATTAAAAATGAAGGAACTCCTCAAGATGCACAAGCATCACAACCAAAATTTGATGGAGAAAAGATGGTCATTGATATTGTTACACGTGATCTACGTAACAATGGGCCAATTCGTAAATCATTACGAGGAGGGTCTACTTAATGGCTACTTATCCTAATGATGCAACAGCTCCTGTTACTGGATTTGGTGTTGCCTCAGAAATTACCTACTCTTCAACAGGCACAGAAACAGTATTTAATTTAAATGGCACAGTTGGATTTAGAGGAGAAGTGTTAGCAATAGTTGATGGCGTTGTGCAATCTACTACAAACTACTCAACATCAAATGGTGGTGCTACAGTAACCTTTACAACAGCTCCTAATGCAGCAAACCTCACTCTAAAAACTTTGTCTATTCCAGCACGTTTTCAAATTACTCGTCAAGAAACTGTTACCACTGTTGCAGAGTATTCTAACACTACCCCAACTATTATTAATGGTAATTCTTATGCAATTAATGCTGTTCAAACTTCGTTTGCACTTCCAGCTGAATCTAATGTTACTTCAACTGGTGAAATTATGGTGTTTTTATCTGGACTAGCACAAGCATCAGATGCTTATACTTATCCCTCTGCAACACTTGGAGTTGAAGGCATTGATATTGCAGATAATTCAGCTACTAAACTGCTTACAAATTTTTTCGATACACTAACTGACGAATCAGATTCTAATCACACAGTTACTTTTGTCGGTGGCACAGCTGCTTTTCAAACCTATGGTGAAGATAAGTTTGTCTCTTTAGATGGAACAGATGACTACTTACAAATACCTGGAAATGATGATTTTAATGTGAATGATCGATCATTTACGCTTGACACCTGGGCACGTCCTGATATTGGTACTTCACTTGCCTCTAATCAAACTCTATTTGCTCGTCATGTAAATGGTGACAATAACTACAATCTTCGTTTGGTAGGTGCTAACTCGAATGTAGGTTTTGTGATAAATCGTGCAGGTGGGGTTACTGAACTTTATGGTGGCAATGCTAATGGAGGTTCAAACTATCATGTAGCAGTGTCCTATGATTCTTCAACTAGTAATTTAAGATTATATGTTAATAATGTAAAAGTAGCTCATACATTTTATGAAGCTGCCACGGCTACTGGTGGAAATGTTACAATAGGTGCTAATTCTAACACCACTACAGTGGGTGAACATTTTAAAGGCGATATTTCATTTGCTCGTATGGTGCATGGAGCTAGATATCGCACAGATACGATAGCTCCCATAACGAACTCTAATGCAATAACAGTAGAATCAGGAGCTCCTCTTGGCACTTTAGATCCTAATGATCAATTATCTATTAGAATATTTGACTCTCAAGTTCAAACTCTTGATAGATTTACTTCAATGGTAGATCGCAAACCAGATAGAGGATTTTCCTCAGAGAGAGCTTTTGATACAGTTACTTTTAGCTCTCAAGCTGGATATGAAAAACGCCGTTTAAAGTCTCGACGCTCAAAACGCTCATACAGTTTACAATATACAAACGTAACTGGAGTAGAAAAAACAGCGATAGAAAACTTCTACAACGCTAGAAGTGGAGAATTTGAAGCTTTTAGTTTTGACTTGTCACATATTAATGAATCTGGTACAATTACTACTAGATTTGATGGAACACTAAAAGTGCAACAAGTTTTATCTACAGGATCTCAATTGACAGAAAATTTTTTCACCGTATCGTTTAATCTCAAAGAGACTTTTGACTAATGACTGCTCGTAATTATGACGTAATTTTAACTGTTGACAATGCTGCAGGATTTCAGTCTACTAATGCTTTAGTAGGCAACACAACTTCAACAGTTGGTTACATTGCAAATGTTGATACCACTTCAAACCAACTAAAAGTAAAACTTAACAATGTATTGCAAGAGTTTTCTTCTACAGAAGTTGTTCACTCTAACACAATAACGATCGTTGGAAGTGCTAATGGTAGGCTAAACTCTTCATCAATTCCCTTTCAGTCTAATACAATGAGTGGTAATGTGACTACTGCCATTGCTACTGTATCTTCTATCTCACCTAGTGCTTTTATAGCTGAAAAGAACGCTTTTACACAAAACCCAGTAGTTCGTCTTTATACTGTATATTATCCAGGCGAATGGTATCCTCCTAACGAAAATGGTAATCCCACAGGACAAGGGGCAGGCAGAGCTTATCCAAATGATTTTCCTTTAAGATTCGCTGAGATTATTGGTGATTTGGTTTCAGATCTTCAATACAATGTAGTTTATGATACAGATACTTATCTTCCATTTCCTCTTAACTCAAGTGCAATCTCTCAATCAAGTGATGGTAAAATTAACGAACTAACTTTAACTGTGTTTAATTTTGATAACATCATTTCAGCTCTTGTTGAAGATCCGTTTTTGACAGGAAATAATACTTCAAACTCTGTTCAGGCTATCGTAAACAATGAATTGGTCCACGGAATTGACCCTCGCACAGTGCCTGGAACTACTACAAATGAAGATGGCTTAAATTTTGACGAATCGTTTGTAGGAATTTATGGCAGAACTAATGCCTCTTTCACTTATGAACAAACTTTAGCTGTAGGTGGCACTTGGCAAGAGCAAAAAATGGATACACGCGATCTTTTAGGAGGAGTAGTTGAAATTAAAACAACTTTTGCTAACTTTTTAGATTTTTGGCCTGAATATTCTACTGCTCAATATATTTCAGCAAATGTGGTTGAAGTGTATAATTCAATGCCTTACAGAGTTGGTGATAATGTTGTTGCAAAAGGCACTACAACAGAAGCTACTATTCAATCAATAGAAGAAAATAGATTTTTATTTCTCTCTAACGAGCTTGATCCTGGCGCAACAGTTGACACTCCTATTTACATAGTAAACCAACAAGCAGATACAGAATCATATATTGAAGACAAATTTAAGATAGATCAGTTAGAATCATTGAATGACTCTGTTGCATCTTTTGGTTTGGTGTCTTGGCTTCAATATTTTAGAATTGTTACCCCAAAACGTAAATATTATAAAAATACATGTCAATGGACTTATAAAGGTGCTGAGTGTCAGTATCCTGGACCGGGAGGTTTAGCAATTCCTGGAACTTCACTTACGTCAAATGCGAATCCAATCGCTGCAAACAATCAAATAGCTGCTGATGCGGGTGGAGATGTTTGTGGTAAATCTCTCCAAGCTTGTACTCTTCGAAATAATCAACAACACTTTGGAGGCTTCCCTGCAACAGGACGAACAGTTCCCCGCGAATAAAAACACTAAATGTATTTTACCCTGGATTCATCAGTATGGAGATCTTTCAGGTCAATACGGATTGTGCTGCTTTACCTTAAATACTGATGGTAATTTATTTGGCAAAGGCTTATCTCCCTTAACAGCTTTTAATTCTAAAGAAATTAGGTCTGCAAGACTTGAAATGCTCAATGGTGAACAACCAAAAGCATGTGAGGTATGTTATGCTTGGGAAAGTGAGGGAATTGAAAGTCATCGCCAAAGAATGAATCAAAAATTTAAAAGCTACTCTAAACTTTACGACAAAACTCTTGACGACGGAACTGTAACAACACCTCCCATATATTTAGATTTTAGATTTGGCAACTTATGTAATTTTTCTTGTAGAATGTGTGGATCTTACGCATCTTCTTCTTGGGCTAAAGAAGAAAAGCATCATGGTATTATTTCTAAAAGTATTTCTAATCATTATGATTTTTGGACTGATAATAAAAGTTTTTGGGATGACATAGACAAAATTAAAAATTATATTAGAGAACTATATTTTGCAGGTGGTGAACCTTTCGTACAAGAAGGACATTACCAAATGTTACAATTTTTAGTGAAGAATGGTTGTAGTAAAAATATTAACTTATCTTATAACACAAACTTATCTTACAATGGTGGTTTTAAGGGATATGATATTGAAAAACTATGGTCATCATTTCAAAATATTGATTTGTGGCCTAGTATAGAGGGATTTGATGAAAGAGCAGAGTATGGTAGAAAAGGTCTAGATATATCTCTTTTTAAAAAAAATGCTAGTAAATATTCTAAATATATAAAAACATATTCTCTAGTTAGCAGTGTGTACTCAATTACTAGTAATTTAGAGCTTATAAAATGGATTAAAAGCACAAAAAAATCTTTTAGTATAACTAATTTAGTAAACCCTGAATACTTTTCAACAACAATACTATCAAAAGATAAAAAAAAGCAAATTTTACAAAATTATCGAGAACAGCTTTATAGGATTCCTAATTTAAGTGAACACGAAACAAAATCTATTTTAAGCTCTCTTAAGCACATGAACCATAGAGATGATTCTCATCTTCAAAAAAAGTTTAAAGAAATTAACACTAGAAGTGACTTATATAGAAATGAGTCATTTGAATCAACATTTCCAGAGTTAGCAGAGTGGTACAAGAATATTTAGGATTACGTCATGATTATGGTGTGATTGATTGTATTGAGTTGATTAGACTGTTTTATAAACAAGAACTAAATGTTAATTTTCCTTTACCGACTTACCCAAAATCAAAAGAGTGGATGAAGCATTTTTCTACTGAAAGTGTAGATCAATGGGCATCATCATGCTCTATAAAAGTTAAATTGACAGATGCACAAAACTATGATGTAATGGCATTTAAATCAACTAAATCAAATTTAATTATTCATTTTGGTTTATTT